CGATGAGCGTCTCATGGAATCAGTCTATGAGATAGTGGACAGCCTGACAGAGCCAGCGGCTCGCAGGTTACTAGAGGACATGCTATTCACACAAGGTATTGACAGCGAGGCATTCGACTGGACGCTACGCAATCAAACTAAACAGTTTATAGAACAGGCAGAGAAGGCTGTGGCATGAACATATTTTACATCTCAACAGATCCTGTACGTGCAGCAGTGTGGCAGTGTGATAAGCATGTGGTCAAAATGATACTGGAGTCAGCACAGATGCTATGCACTGCACACCATGAGTACGGGAACCATGACGTACCATACAAAGTAGCGCACAGGAATCATCCTAGCACTATCTGGGCGCGTAGTGGTGCCAAGCAGTACAAATGGCTCTACAGGCATTTTAAGGCTCTCTCAGACGAGTATACAGAACGCTATGGGAAGGTGCATCTATCATGGGAAAAGTGCGCACAGGCTCTCTCTGAGCCGCCTATGGGCATTCCTGACATTGAGTGGACAACTCCACCACAGTGTATGCCAGACGAATGCAAACGCGCTAGCAGTCTGGCCGCATACCGTGTATACTATTTCAAATATAAACCACAGGTTATCGACATGCGATGGCCTGAGAATCGACAACCACCAAGAGGGTTATTAGCAACATGAGCGACACATTCACACATGACATAGATGAAACGGACGATTCTGAGCCTGAAAACCTCAGTGTTCGTGAACTAAAAGAAAACGACCTGATAGAGTACAGGCTTAACACCATGACTATATCAGAGGTATGCAATGCGGCCACTAAATGGCTAACGCTGACACTAGGCGACCACAGCGATGCACAGATTGATGCACTACATGAGAAACTATTTAACAGGGAGATACACTAATGAGATGCAGAGCGTGCAACAGCGGCCCTTTGGGTGAGATTGAACTAGCTAGGAAAGACCACAAAAGCGGGGAGTTCCTAGACTTATGCAACACTTGTTACACTGTGTCCAATAGAGCCATAATTGCGCAGCAATATGAGTCTCTCTATCTGGATGATAGTCAACTGGATGAGCTAGAATTTGAACTTTTTGACTAGGAGGACTTGCGTTGATCTGAAAATCCTGTATAATATACCTATGAAGCGAAGGAATGAACATAATGTTTATCCTTAAAGTTTCATATTTAGTAACCTACAATAACCATAGGAGTCTATAGATGGCTGTAGCAGAAATGAAAGTAGCCTTTAGTAACTTGCGTGAGACTGAGACGTATCAGGGACAAGATACTGGACGGTTTACCTTGACGGGTACTCTGGACGATGCAACAGCAGAGATGTTGTCAGCGCAGGGTGTTAAAATCAAAGCTTACGAGGACATGGCACAACGAAAGTTTGCTAGTAAGTTCCCGGTGAAGATCATAGACGCGAATGACGCGCCCTTCACTGGTGACATTCCCAGAGGCTCGACTGTACGCATTAGCTACAAGACAGGCCCAGCACATCCAGTGCATGGTACGCCGACGTACTTGAATGCTGTGCGTGTGTTGGAACTTGCAGAAGATGCGTCTGGGATAGATGACGAACTCTAAGTTTATTAAGCATGAGTCCTGCCCAGTATGCGGCAGTAGTGATGCGCTGGCCCGTTATAGTGACGGGTCGGCCCATTGCTTCTCCGCTGGGTGTAACCACCATGAGAATGGTAATGGTGAAGTAGTGAGCATTGCAGAGAAAAGACCGCTAGAGTTCAATGGTGCCACGGCTTCCATACCTGAGCGTCGAATAACACAGGCTACGTGCGCCAAGTTTGGCGTTACTGTGGAGTTTGACAGGTCAGGTAAGATAAGCCGACATCACTACCCTTACTACGCTGTGGACACTAACGAAGTGAAAGGCAGCAAGGTACGCATTGTTCAGAACAAAGACTTCTACGCCACAGGCTCGTTGCAGGGTGTGGGGTTGTTTGGTCAGAACACTTGCAGGGGTAGAGGCAAGTTTATAACGATAACAGAGGGCGAACTGGACGCGCTGAGTGTGTCTGAGATGTTCGACAACAAATGGGATGTGGTGTCGCTACGCTCTGGCGCAGCATCAGCAGCGAAGGAGATAAAGGAGCAATTAGAGTGGCTTGAGGGCTACGATCAGGTGGTGGTTTGTTTTGACAACGACAAGGCGGGACAAGCTGCCATTGATGAAGTCAAGGACATATTTAGCCCTAGCAAGCTAAAGATATGCAAGCTGCCCATGAAGGACGCTAGCGAGATGCTGGTGGCTAAAAAAGTCAAGGACTTTGTGTCAGCATGGTGGGACTCTAAAGCCTATCAGCCTGATGGTATTATATGTGGTAAAGAAACATGGGATGCTATTACGGGCAAGATGAAGGTGAAGTCAGTACCGTACCCTTGGCAGGGACTTAATGACATGACCAAAGGCTTTAGGCCATACGAGCTAGTGACCATCACCAGCGGGTCAGGGATGGGTAAGTCACAGATTGTCAGGGAGCTAGAACATTACATTCTAAACGCTACTGAGGACAACATTGGCATATTGGCTCTGGAGGAGGACGTGGCACGTACTGCTCTGGGTATCATGTCGGTGGCTGCTGACTGCCCATTGCACCTAGAGGAAGACTTGGACGCTGACGCTGCGTTCCCTTTCTGGGAACAAACGCTAGGCACTGGGCGCTTCTACCTGTTCGACCATTGGGGCAGCACAAGCGAGGACAAACTGTTGTCTCGTGTGCGCCACATGGCTAAGGCACTAGACTGTAAGTGGATCATACTTGACCACCTGTCCATCGTAGTGTCGGCACAGGACAATGGTGATGAGCGCAAGGCCATAGACGCTATTATGACTAACCTACGCACACTGGTGCAGGAGCTAGGCATAGGGTTGTTCTTGGTGTCCCACCTGAAGCGTACCACAGGCAAGCCACATGAGGACGGAGGCAAGATCAGCCTGAGTGAGTTGCGAGGCTCACAGGCGATAGCGCAACTGTCGGACATGGTGATTGGCTTGGAGCGTAACCAGCAGGATGAGGATGAGGATAAGCGTAACACAACTACAGTACGTATCCTCAAGAACCGCTACTCTGGTTTGACAGGAGCAGCCTGTTACCTGAAGTACGACAGGGTGACAGGTCGCATGACTGAGGTGGCAGCACCCAAGGACGTAGATGATGACTTCTAACAGCGAATTGTACTTAGACATTGAGACTGACGGGCTAAAGCCCAGTGTCATCTGGATTGCAGTAACAAAGCAGGAGGGTGAGGTTAGTAAGCACTACGATGCTGAGTCTCTGGCTGCTACGCTGGAAGGCACGTTCCCAGTAGTAGGACAGAACCTGTATGGGTTTGACCTGCCTGTGCTGGAGCGCCTGTGGGACATCAAGGTAGACCATGAGCGTGTACAGGACACTCTGGTCATGTCAAGACTGAGTAGCCCTAACCGCGAAGGAGGACACAGCCTACGCGCATGGGGAGAGCGTCTTGGGTTTTCTAAGGGCGACCACACTGATTGGTCACGCTTGTCACCTGAGATGGAAAAGTATTGTGTACGTGACGTTGAAGTAACTGAAAAACTGTACCAACACCTACTGGATGAACTGGACGGGTTTGAGGTTGACTCAATACAATTAGAACATGAGGTGCAAAGGATAACCTCCAGACAGGTCAGGATAGGCTGGCTACTGGATCTAAAATATGCACACCAATTATTAGCTTTGCTAAAGGAAAAAAAATATGACTTGGAAGACAAAGTACAGGATACCTTTCGTCCTCTCCCTACATTTGTCAAGGAGATTACGCCACGGTGTAAGAAAGATAATACAGTCTCTACGGTCGGCCTAAAGTTTTTAGGCGAGCAGTGGAAGGATGTAAATGGCCCTTTTAGTCGCATTGACTTCCCTGAGTTTAACTTAGGGTCAAGGCAGCAGATTGGCAGATACTTGCAACACTTTGGGTGGAAACCTAAGAAGTTCACAGAGAAGGGACACGTCATTGTTGATGAGACTGTGCTGTCCTCAATCACTGACATACCTGAAGCACAATTGATAGCTGAGTACCTTATGGTTCAGAAGCGCGTAGCACAGATAAAAAGCTGGATAGACGCTGCTGATGAGGATGGTAGAGTACACGGCAGGGTAAACACAAACGGGGCTGTAACGGGCCGTATGACGCACTCAGAGCCAAATCTGGCCCAGGTTCCAGCGTCCCGCGCTCCATACGGCAAAGAGTGTAGATCCTGCTGGATTGTTCCTGAAGGTAAGTCTCTGGTTGGCTTTGACGCTAGCGGCTTGGAGCTACGAATGTTGGCACACTACATGGGAGACAAGGAGTACACCAATGAAATTCTCCACGGAGACATTCACACAGCAAATCAAAAACTTGCAGGACTTGAATCGCGAGATCAGGCTAAAACTTTCATATATGCCTTCCTATACGGAGCAGGAGATGCAAAACTTGGTACAATTGTCGGGGGAAATGCTCGTGCTGGCAAAACGCTTAGAAGCAGATTCCTTACTGGTCTGCCAGCACTTAGATCTCTTACTGAGAGAGTTGCAAGAAAAGCAGAAGGAGGATACCTCAAAGGACTAGACGGTAGGGTGCTACAGGTACGTAGCGCACACTCAGCACTCAATACGTTACTTCAGGGTGCTGGTGCCATAGTTATGAAGAAGGCTCTTGTTATCCTAGATGAATATGCACAGGGGTACAAGCTGGACTATAACTTTGTGGGCAACATCCACGACGAAGTACAGGCTGAAGTAACAAAAGGTCAGGAAGATAAGTACGGTAGACTAGCGGTGTCTTGCATAGAAGCTGCGGGTCTACACTACAATCTTAGATGTCCATTAACAGGAGAATACAATGTTGGCAGCAACTGGTCAGAAACCCACTAAAATTAACCCAGCAACAGGAAAACCTTTTTACTACAAAGATAATCCTGAAAAACATAAAGCTAGACGTATGCAAAGAATGTGGGTAGATGGAAACTACATACCTAAAGATCACCCACTACATAAGCCGGGGCGCTACAAAGGTTTTACTGAGGCAGCATTTAGTTCTTTAGAAAACTATGAGTTAGCTAAGCAAGGCCAAGTGTACGTCATACGTAACCCAGCTTTCCCTAGCTGGTGTAAGGTAGGCATGGCTATTGATGCAGAGGACAGGCTAAAGCAGTACCAAACATCCTCACCGTACAGGGACTACGTTCTTGTTGCATCGTGGGATGTTGAGGACAGGCGGGAAGCTGAGAAGCAAGCACACGCTCTGCTTGAGCAGCACTATGAGCGCCGTGGCGAGTGGTTTGTAGCCTACAGTGACATGGCAGCGGAAAGACTAGAGGCTTTCTTTAATAAGAATAGTGACGATGAAAAACAAAACAGTTAACAACCTTGTTTCCGACATCTACAAGTTAGTTAAAACTAAAAACGTAGACAAGTCCATAGATACTGAAGCTGAGATTGAGAAATTTGGCGAAGCTATGAAGGACTTAATGCGTAATGAGTTTGCTAACGGAGGATACCGTGACAGTCGTAAGCTACGCTTGTCAAACATAGGTAAGGACGATAGATACCTGTGGAATCACTATAACGATGCAGGGCCAAAGGAGGAGATGCAGCCCTACACTTTAGTTAAGTTTCTGTACGGCCACGTAATTGAAGAAATGTTACTGTTCTTGACAAGACTATCAGGACATGCAGTTACGGATGAGCAGAAGGTTTGCGAAGTGGAAGGCATTGTAGGACACATGGACTGTCGCATAGATGGAGTAGTGACGGATGTCAAATCAACAAGCAGCTACGGGTTTAAGAAGTTTAAGAACGCTACGCTGGCTTTTGATGATCCTTTTGGTTATATAGACCAGATAAAGGCTTACGCACATTCAGAAGGTGAGACAGAGTTTGGGTGGCTTGCAATGGACAAGCAGAATGGACACTTGACTTTTCTGAAGTACGACCTGAAGGACACACAAGCGCCTGTGTACGAGGTACTGAAGGAAGACATAGTAGAGAGGATCAAGCACGTAAAAAAGGTCGTAGAGGCACAGGAAGCGCCAGAGCGTTGCTACGCGCCTGTGCCAGATGGAAAGAGTGGGAACCAGAAACTCGCAATGGGTTGCTCTTACTGTCACTTCAAACTTTCGTGCTATCCCCAGTTACGCGCTTTTGCTTACGCCTACGGGCCAAAATACTTAACGGAGGTCGTGTATGAGCCGCGTGTACAAGAAATCAAGATTACGTAACGACAGTATCTACAGGTCAGGACTTGAGGCTTCCTTTGCGGCTATAGCTCCAAAGCGTAAGTTTAAGTACGAACCTTTTGATGTCCCCTACACTATGTACAGGAAGTACAAACCAGACTTTGTACATACGCGAACAGGGATACTCTTGGAACTAAAGGGATTCTTTAGGGCTGGGGATACGATGAAGTACAAAGCAATCAGGGACTGTATAGACACAGAACTGATCTTTGTACTCTCTGATTCCAACAAGAAGCTACGTAAGGGTGCTAAAATGACTATGGGGCAGTGGTGCGACAAGGAAGGCTTTAAGCATTACACATTAAATGAACTTGACAAGTTGATAAAATATGTTGACTCACAATAACTACAATTTAACAATGGATGAGATTAAGGAAAAAGTCTTGCAAAGGTATGACCCTGATGACCTAATAGAAGCCCTTGACATATCAAGTGAAGAAATACTGGACAGGTTTGAGGATAAACTGCTAGCTAACTTAGAACAATTTGAGGAGGAACTGGAAGATGACACACGACAAGAAGAAATTGAGTATTGATGATGAAAGCCCCGACGCATGGACTAGAATCAGCAAGAAGCACAAGTACCAAGCGCAGTGGCATGACGATGATGACAAAGACGATGCGCCAAACGAACATCCCGTCTTTGGGGAACAAAATATGGTGGACAACCCACCTCACTACAACAATGGTAGTATAGAGTGCATAGAAGCTATAGAGGCAATGCTAAATAAAGAAGAATACATTGGCTATTTGCGTGGGAATGCGTTAAAATATAGGTGGAGATTCAGATACAAGAAAAAGCCCTTTGAAGACCTACGTAAAGCTAGGTGGTATGAGGAGCGCTTAATGAAGTTTTTGTTGGACAACCAAGATGCAGTATAAGATAGGCACTCAAGATTACCTTGGGATTACAATAGACTACGACAGGGAGAAAGCCTTAAATGACTTCTCTCTGAACACCCTAAAGGACAGGTACTTCTGGGAGAATGAGACATACGCGCAGGAAGCGTTTGCACGCGCCTCAGTGTACAGTGCTACCTATCAGGGTGTCACTGACTTTGACCTAGCACAGCGTTTGTATGACTACGCCAGCAACGGCTGGTTTATGTTTAGCACACCAATACTCAGTAATGGAGGGACTACACGTGGGTTACCTATTAGCTGCTTTCTTAATTTTGTGCCTGACTCCAGAGGTGGTCTATCATCTCATTATGATGAAAACATTTGGCTCACTTCCAGCGGGGGCGGTCTTGGTGGGTATTGGGGCGCTGTTCGCAGCAATGGTGTGGCTACTTCTAACGGGAGTCAATCAACTGGCAGCATTCCATTTATGCATGTCGTTGACAGCCAAATGTTAGCATTCAACCAAGGAGTAACAAGGCGTGGAGCGTATGCGGCTTATATGGACATCTCTCACCCAGAGATTGAAGAATTCATTGCTATGCGAAAAACTACTGGTGGTGACCTTAATCGCAAATGTCTTAATCTTCATAACGGCGTTACTATTAATGATGAGTTCTTACATTCTGTCCAACGTGACCTTCCTTGGAGGCTCATAGATCCTAA